TTGTAAGTGTTAATGCTTGTGCTTGGTAGTACTAAATACTTAGGAGTATCTTGAGGTGTTCCGTTAAGGTTTGTTACGTCATAATCAGAAAAATGACCTACTATCTTTACTGTAGGACTAATGCCTTGAGTAAGCAAAAATTGAGTTATAAGGTCTTTTGGGGCCACCCATCCGTCTTCAGAAGTCTTACTAGATATGTCGTACCCAGTTACCACCACGTCACGTCTCAGCGCAGCTGTACCAGTCATCTCTACAGTTCTGGACCTCCAATCATATTTACACGCTGACTTACTAGATATAAAAACGTCTGTACCTGTAAAGTTTCCTATAGTAGTGATTATCTTTATTCTTATAGTATCCGAGTTGGTTAAGTCCTCTATATATGAAAACAGACTTTCACCTTCACTCAGCCCATCAAATATTTTTATGGTTACATCACTAAGGTTTACTTTAAACTCATTTATATCTTCGCTCTCTTCTTGTATATCAAAGTCTTGAGTTATCACAGGAAGATTTGCTACAGACATGTCTCTATTTACAGTAGAGCCACTACCCATTTGTATTTCAGCCGAAAAAGTCCCGAACTGTCTTGTTACGTTTCCTGTGCTTGCTACTAAGGTGCTCATGGTCTAACCTGTGATGAAGATACTTCTCTTCTACCTTTATCGGCGGCTACGGACACTCCTTTTCTATCTATTTTTGCAGTAACATTTATAGGAGGCTCTGATGCGGCCATATCTGAAGCCCTATTTGGTAAGAACGTTATAGATTGTTGCTGAGCTACATCTTTTTTTCCTACTAAAGCACCTCCACCTCTTGACGTGGACTGATTTGATGCTGAAGCACCGCTACCATCCTTCTTGGTTTTCATTATCTTTTTGACCTGAGCCATACCAGAAGCTATTACTCCGCCCATAAGTAAAGCACCAAATGGAGGAGGCGCTGAGGCTAATGCCTTAGTAGCGGCTTCAAATGTGTTCATAATGGCTCCTGCTACAGCCCCAGCCTTAGAATCTTCAAATAATGCGTCAGTAATACTAGATACACTGTCAACAATCGCTCTTGCATTTTGCAATTTAGATTGTCTTTCTTTCTCATCAATATCAGACATGGCTTGAGACGTTTCATCAGCCTTCATTAATGATATTTGATCCATCATGTCTTGATTTAGCAAGCCCTGAGCTCCTAAAGACACAGTTAAGTCATGATACTTTTTATCTATAGATAATTTAGCGGCAGTTCTTTCGTCCGCCTTCATTATGTCATGTTCAGCTTTTAGGTCCGCAAACGCTATAAATCTTCCTGCTTCTATATCTGCCTGTTTTATAGACTCTTGAAAATTCTTGCTTGCTTGAGACATGGTTATTCTACCCATCAACTCAGTGACTTTAGAGTGCAACTCAAGCATCTTTTTATTCTTTTCTCTGACCAAATCCATTTCTTTTTTAATTTGATCTGAAAAAGCCTTTATAGCATCTTTAGTTCTTATTCCACCAATCTCTTTAGCTAATGTGTTTTCTGATAGTATTTTTGCTTTATTAAAAGCTTTCTGAAGTTTTTCTTCTTCGTTTATTCTGTCTTGTTCAGCTTTTACTGCTGCTTCCTGATTCTTGAAGAACTCAGCTTCGTATTCTGCTTGTCTTCTAAGGGTTTCATCTATTCTTTCTTGTGTAGCTTTTTGCCTAATAGCCTCTAATTCAGCGTCTCTTTCAGCTGCGAGAAGATTTAATAAAGTAGCTCTTCTAGCTCCTTGCACTCCAGCATCATCCATTTGTTTTATTAAAGCTATTTGCCTTAATCTAAAATCTTCTAAAAGAACCATCCTATCTATTTCTTCTTGCATAGATATTCGCTTAAAGGCATCGCTCTCTCGCAGTATGGCTAATTCTTTTCTGAGCACAATGTTATTAATAAACATCTCGCCACGTTCTTTAATGAAAAAGTCAATCGCTTTAGTCCTATCCTCCTGATCTTTTTTTCTCTTCTCAGCGTTCTCATCTATAAGGTCATTTATCTCAGACAAAACCTTTTGCAGTTTCGTTAATGTAGATATGTCCTTTACATCTTTTTCTGTCTTTTCACCTATAACACCGATGATTGCCTCTGTCTCGTCTTTTAACTCAGACAAAGTCTTTTTTGTTAAATCAATACCTGTGTTTTGCTCTAAAACTACTCTTTCAAGATCATCAGTTATCTTTATAAATTGTTGAAGCTCAGGTCTTGCATCTTCTAAAGCATCTTGATAAGCCTTCTGAGTATTGACTACACCTTCCTGTATCTCCTGAAGCTCTTCTAATTTAGTTATGTAACTAAAAAATTCCTTATCAGAATCACTAAAAGCAGATGTAACTTTAAGTATACCTTTGCTAAATAAAGCTAATCCACCAACGTTTCTATTAATAGACAAAAAATATTCATCTATGGCTTTTTTGCTATTAAAGTCTCCTATAACATCATTTAAAACACCGATTTCTATAGCTCTAGCCCTTAATCCAAAAGGGTCTTCAACGCCTGTGTTAAGTTCAGAGAAAGATTTAGCAACTTCAGAAAGAGCCTCAGCTTGAGCTTTGGCTGCATCTGTTGTCTTTTTCAGCTTTCTATCCAAAAGAGTAAAAGCAACTGTAGATAACATAACAGCTGCATTTAACTTTATAAGCATACCTCCAGCTCCGTTAAGAGCGTTTTTTAATTCGTTTTGTACGCTGGTAAATTCGCCACCCTCAATCTTTCCTTTTTTAACAGCGAGGTTATGTTCGTCAACTCTTACTTTTAAATTAGAAAACAATTCAGCGGTAAACGCAACGTTGTTACCAATGGCTCGCATACCTTGCGAAAATCCTTGACTAAACTGAGAGGCATCTTGCAAACCATCAGAAAAAGAAAATAACGTTTGGTTTGCGGCAGCTGTACTTTTGTTTAGATTCCTTGCGTCTACTTCTAACTCTTTAAGTCCAGCACTTGTATGATGTAAGTTTTTGTTTGTCTTCGTAGCAGATTTACCAACATCATCAAGACCTTTAGATATGTCAGATGCTGACTTCTTGAGGTTTTTATCAAACCCTATAGATTTAACAGTCTCTTTAACCTTTGACAGGCTTTGGCCTATTCTGAACTCTAAATCTAGGAAAAACTTCATATTGGACTATTCTGATGGCTTATGATAAGCTGCTCTGGCCATCATAGCCTTTGTTATTTGCTCAATAGAGCAGTTGGCTTCAAGTTCTTTCGCTCGCAATGGATCAAAGTCGGCAAGCACATAACAGTAATATGTGTATGCACCGCCAACTTCAACCACTAAGTCATTAGGTGCGAGCAAGTCTAATGACTCTAAAGTGCTACGACTCCACTGGAAGGTACTTGTCGCCTGTTCGTAAAAAAATCCCACGCTTCCTCAAGCGTGCCTAACTCTAGTTCGTCAGACTTCCAAGTTTTCTTGTCAATGGGTTTATCTAATTTCATGCAGTGTTTTGCAGTAAACTCACAATACTCAGCACGAAAATCTTCATCTAAACGCCAAGTGTTTAGACCTTCAAGGTCTTCCATCGTGTAATCTTCAGCAGAATACTTATCATCAATAAGTTTCTTGTGAAGTTTTGGATGATGTTCCTTGTACCATCCCAAGAGCATTTGTCTTCTCTCTTCGGATACCTTATCAAAACGAATAGGGGTTGGTTTTACTTCAAACCGAACCCCCATAAATTCGCCAGTTATTTTTGTAATACGTCCCATAAATTGCTCGCTATATTTTAGGGTTATGTGTTAAACTCTACAAAGTTGTAGGTGCTATTTAGCTCAAGTGTCGGTTCCTTAAAGGATATACTATCATCATCGGATATAATAACGGATGCCCTAATCATCTTAGCATCAGAAGTTGGCGTTATACTAACTTGCTTATTACCAGTGGATGATATAACAGTCTCGTCACTAACATCTGATGTACTACCGTTATCGTCAAAGGACTCTAATTTTATCTTAATAGTGTTGGTTGCGTCTTGATCCGACAAAGCAGTAACATTTATATTGAAATATAGTGTCCTACCATCAAACGGAAGATATACATCTCTGTGAAGAGTAGCGTCTCCAGTGTGAGTGAACGTCTGAGCATTGGTTACCGTAGAAAACGATACTGTGCCAGCAGACTTAGTCCATCCATAAGCAAGAGCATTAACGCCTGTAGCAGCCGCAGCGCCCCATTTGTATAAAGCTAAACCATTGGTGCTATACGCTAATCCAGATGTGTGCTTACCATCATTACCTGTGCCAGTGTTGTACCCACCAGTAGCTTCACGAGGACTATTAAATCTAAATGAGGCCGCCTCAGAAAACACCTGATTGACGTTCATCGCACCTTCTAGCTGCAATATTTGACCGCCTAAACCGAATCCACCAAACACAAGGCTTGTACGGTTGTCGGCTAACGTTTGCAGGCTAGATATAGTGCTTGCTTTAAACAAACCACTTACAGTTAAATCATAGTTTTTAGTCAATATAATACTTTGACCATCTTCTATAATTGGAGTTGAAGATGGCTCAATACTTATAACTTGACGAGAGGCTTCATCTGAGCCTTCTTGAACTACAGAAAAAGTAAAGTGATCGGAAAAGTCAGCAGTATTTAAAATGCTCAACTTCTCTAGTTGACTTCTACTCATTAGATTATCTCCTAATTATTAGCTAGAAGTTAATCCGTCAGCAGCACTGATTACTTCTAATGTTCCAGTTAATACAGTTTCTCTACGACCGTTACTGTAGTCTTCGTATCCGTTTAGATACATTTTACCACTATCTATGTTAAATGAATTTGATGCACCATCAAATCGAACAAAAGCCTTGTCGTGTAGAGTGCCGTCATTACTAACAGTATCTAATGATAATATAGCTGTACCAGTACCATCAGCCCCTATCCCTGTATGCTTAGTTCTCATTTCAATGTTTACAGTGTAAGATTCGTTGATGGTTTGACCGTCATCAACTACTACTGTATTTGGTTCTATTGTAGGTAAAGAAGCTTCAACTACAACATTATGTATTTCGCCACCACCAGTAGTTCCTCCAATAGAGTTGCTACCTATGATAACTTTGTCTAATATAAATTTAGCCATTGTCTTGTGTTTGGTTTAGGATATTTTAATTATACTTTGAAAATTCACGTCCGCTGATAGATAACCATCTCTTTCTTCGATGGCATCTACTCCAACTGTTTGAATCGTGTAAACATCAGATGTTATTGATGTCCCTGATGTTTCATCTGCCCAATCAATCAGCTGGTCTGTAATTTCTAACATTCTGTCGTAGGCAGCGTCTTTTCCACTATGAGAATCCATTTGATCCACATAAACCTTTGCCTGAAAACTCTGAATCAATTCTGTTGGTTTATCTGCATCTACTAAGTAGTTTGTTGAACCACTAAGCAACATGAACATCACAATTTCTCTTTTAACGTCACCACGCTTTCTAATATCTATATTATCTCCACTAAATTTCAATACCTTTTCAGCAGTAGGTCTGGTGTCTGTAGATGAATAACTACTAAAGCTAGTCACGTATCCGCTAAGTATTGCGTTTCTATCCATAACTATACATTGATTATGATTTGACCACCTTCAATATCTGTTGACGCATTTAGAAATTCAGCTGTAAGTCTGGCTACTTCCTCTAGGTTTACCTTCTGAACGTTTGAATCAGCATCATTATCATCTGGTATAAATCTTCTCTGAGGTAAATTATTGCCAGTTCCATCATTGTGAGCTTGCATGTAATCAGTCATTTCACCAGAACCATCAGCGAATCCAAACTTTACGTTATCACCCTCTATAGAATAATCAAAAACCTCAAAAGCTCCTTGATCACTACCGTAAAACTTAAACCTAAGGTCAGCTTCTGTTTTATTTACCTTATTGTCTTTATACTTGGCATATTTTGTAGAAAGCTCTTTCCATCCTTTACCAGATGGATCCTGCTGGTTTTTGGTCTGCTCTATAATAGATTCTTTATAGACATCAGCTATCTTAGGTAGTAACTGAGAATCAAACTCGTTACTAGACATTCTTACCTTTATAAACTCTACTAAAACTTCTTCTGGGCTCATCAGTATAGGCTCATGAATCTGACTCTAGGAGTCGTTTTTGGTTTGGCTAATAAACCACTTAACCTTCTTAGGTTACCAGTAAGGTACTGGTTGTAGTGTCTATAATAAGTTCCAGCTTTCACATAGGAATAACTGTCTTTGTGAGTTGCGTCTTGAGCAAACCACAATTCTAAAAATTTGTATGTTAATAAATCAACGAGGAGTTCCTCCGAATCGGCAGCGTGTATAGCATCTAGTAGAGCTACCTCTGTGCTATACGTAGTGTCGTTGATATACTCCCTAAGATTCTCAAGAATATCCGTTTTAAGCATCTTAATTGCTTTACCTAGTATGAGATTATCCTTCTCAGAGAGATTGAGCGTTGTGGAGCCTGTAGTGACGTTTACACCCTTAAAGGTTAGCTCTTCTAGTGCATCAATATTATTTCTAGTAAGGGTTAGGTCACTGAACGCCATTATTGTTCGCTTTTAATCTTTTTCCATTCGTAATACCACTTCATGGTCATGTACCCTAGAGTTACTAGACCGACAAGTATGGATACCGTAGTAGATACTTGTTGCAGGGTAATGCTGGATATAAATCCAAACATACCTATCGTAGCTTTATAGTCCATTACATTATCTAGGTTAATCATAATAAAAAGAGAGCCGCACGAAGCGGCTCCCCTCAAAATTAGGCTTTAGACACGTTACCACGAATGTAACGACCACCTAGATCTGGTCTGAATACTTTAGTTCCGTAAAGAACTTCGATAAGCACATCAGCACCTGACTTGGTTTCTTCTACAGTCAAAGTATAGTTTACGTTGTTAGAAGGCTCGAAACCAGCAGCTCTACGAACGCCTGAACCTGAACCGCTATCCACTGAAGGCATTACAGCAGTTACTAAGGCAAGGGCAGATGGGTCGTAGAAGAACTGCTCACGTCCAGTGTCACCTGAAGCAATATCAACTGGGTTGATAGTGGCGTTGTTAGCAACAGCAGCACGTAATGGCTCTTTAAGAGTCAATACAGTTCCAGTTTGACTTTCTACAACATAGAAGTCATCAGAACCTTTAGCAGAACCAAAAGTAACGATGTCACCCTCAGCTAGAGATACAGTTGCAGCACCGCCAGAACCGTTATCAATAGTTAGAGTAGTCGCATCTACAGCTGCGTTAGCCGCAACAACAGCGTTAGTCACTGTAGCAGCAGTGTGGTCACTTCCTTGATTGTCGATGAAGAAGTCAAAACCATACGCACGACCCATTGCTCCACCTAGTTGAATACCAGCGTCTCCACGAGTATTAGCTTGTTGGAATAGGTTTAGCGTAGTTAAGTCTTTCTCAGCGAAAGGATCAATAACCATCATCATGTTGTCAGATACAAACTTACGAGCAGCCATGATTCTTCGGGCTTCAGCAAGGTCGTTAGCACTTAACACAGTGGAATCAGTGTTATTGTCAGCGAAAGCTACTTCAAAAGCCTTACGAGCTTCTGTTTTCACGTCAGCGTTAATTTGGTCAATAAGCTGATGTAGTCTTGGTACAAAGTGTTGTTGTACTAAGTCAGGAAGCGCAAAACGTTGGTCAGCTTTGTCGATGCTGAATCCAGCATAGTAGTGCTTGTTGATAGTTAACGTCTCTTCGTTAGCATCAGGAGTACCTAAAGAGTAACTGCCTGAGTAAGCAGAAGCAGAGCCAGTAGGCTTTACTGCACGAGTGATGTTTACAGACTTGTTACGAGCTGCAACGAGTCCTTCAATAGATGCGCCAGCTACGTTAGTAACGGCTTTAGATACCATTGGTCGGTCTGGATATTGGTTGGCTAATGCAACCTCAACAAACGCCTCTGGTTCGTAGATAGAAAAATTACTATTAATTGCCATGTCTTTATAAAAGTTAAATTAAATGTTGGATTATATTTAGCTTTTGGGTCGCTATGACCAAAACATGACAATTAAGGTTTTGCCTAACCATAAGATGGATTTACGCTTGTTCAGCCCAACCGCCTGCGGCTCTTGAAGCACCGAATAGCTCCTCAGCCTTAGCACGATCTGCTGGATTAGACGAGCGTACAAGTCTTTGAAACTCTGCTCGACTAGGTCTTTCACTAGCTGGAGTACCACCAGTTGCCCCGCCAGCGCCCACTTTCTTGGGTTTCGCAAATTGTTTAGCAAACTCTACAAGAGAGTTTCCTACCGATTTTCTATTGCCTTGAGCATCTAAATCAGGTACACCACCTTTGGTAGCATAAAACTGACCGTTGCTCTCCTCAATTTCATATTCGTTGTAGAACAGTTGTTCTATGTAATCTTTTCTGAGCGTCAGCTCGTTGTCTTGCTCTAAAGCGCTAAAAGCAGAATTAAACTCAGAGCCTATACGACTCTCCATTTGATTCAGTGCTAATTGCTCTTTGGCTGCCTCTGCTTGTTCTTGGTATTGCTGCAACAACTCTCGCAACTTATCTGCTTCGCCCTTATCCTCTTGCACAGGTTGCATTTTATTTGACAATAAAGAGAACGCATCATCGAGTGTATTAACATCATCACCTAATATTTCAGAGAATTTATTTATCATGTCTCGTTCGACTTTGCCCTTACCTTCATTGTAAGCGCCCCTAAAGAACTTGTCTTTATCGAACTCTGGTTGCTGTTGTGTTTGAGAAGTTGTCTCTTCTGTTGTTGACTCAGGAGCGTCAACGGACTCTATGTTTTCTTCACTCATAATAGTTATAAGTTAGTTATTGCTCGCTATTTAAATCAATACCAAGTTCTGCTTGGCGTTGAAGCTCTTCTTGTGGTAATATATCAATAAGATTTTTAAGATCACCACTGGTTTTTGGAATACCAAAGTCGTCAAAGTGTTGCATAACGCTTACTATGTCCTCTTGAGGCATAGATCGTTTTCTCATGTATTCCGCAGTTAGTTTCTTGAGTAGAGGTAAAGGCAATACGTGATATTGCATACCCTCTGTAATGTCTGAGAATATTTCGGCAGCACTAGACAAGTCATAGTGTTTAGAGTAGGTAACGTGATAATCCGTTGGGTCTTCGTCACGAACCTTAGCCATTCTCTTAAGTACTTGCATCTCTACCATTTCCATGTCCATAGCCGTAGACGCTAGCAATCCTTGCTCCTCTACGTTATCGAACCTCTTAGCTGAACCAGATACATTACTCTTAACAATGGACTTGTCTCGAACCTGAGCCATAGAAAAAACCAATGACATCAAGTCACCAAAAATTACGTCCCTGAGGTGTTGGAGTCCAGACATATCCGCTTGATACAACATATTATTAGGAATCGTTTGCTCATCAGGAATAATGATAGCCATACCCACACCCTCTTTAATGGTGCGAGAGTCGTATTGATCGTCATCAGCAACACCAGCTAGAGACCGAACAATGGAATCGGTAAGTACAGGGATAGGGTGACCAAACAGCTCAGAACCCTTCTTGAGGTCATAGAACAACTCTGAGGCTGCAAGGTACATACCCTTTAAGGAATATCTACGAGGTTTACCCACAATAAAAGAACTGTTAGCGTCAGTCTGACCCTTTAACAGGGTAGCTGGCACTTCACCAAACGGATTGGGTATTTCTAATGTCTTTTTCTTAAGTCCGTTCTCTTCTATGTATACGCAAATGTATTCAGGAGTATAAGCCGTCCATTTATGTTTTTTAACGTTGTGTATGTCGTAATACATCTGTCTGGTAACGAGCAACGTTAGTATGCCCTGTTTAACCTCAAAGTTCCAGATTTCGTGCGGTCTAACCACAAAGTTATAAGGGACCACATTGCCATTATTGTCGGTTACAGGGTTACCGTCGCCATCCATCATTAGATCCGTAACAACAGCACCAAAACCTAACACCTCTTTTACGAACAGAACCTTGTCTCTATAGAATTCAGTAATAGAACACCCTGCATCATCAAAGTTGGATTCTTTGTACATCCAAAACTCTTTGTTTTCAGGGTAGTTCCTGTTAACGTTGTTTTCGTCATATATCCGCTGTTGAGCAGAGAAGAACTTTTGCTCTAAAGGAAACAGCTTCATTCGCCCAAGTCGCTCTCTATATTCGTCATCACTCTCTATCGTAGACTGAGCAATAATATAAGACTTATCAGAAAATACGGTACTGGATATAGCCGTGTATTCATCGTACTCCGCCTGAAACCAACTATTCATGATTTTAGCCCTGTCTAACACCACACTATAGTATGGGTGACGACTTTCTTTCATTACGATGTCTTCCACGACATCTTTTGGCACAGAGTAGAGTTTTGATGAATCAATCATAATTATTTCATTAAGTCCATTAACAAGTTAACTAACGTTCCTGAACCTAACCCAGCTCCAGTAGCCCAAGCAACTATCTTTTGCTTGAACTTTACAAGTTCTTCAATTTGCTTCTCGTTATTTTCAACTTTATATACGAGACCTTCCTTGTTAAACTCGTTACCTAACAGTGCTTCCTTCATATCTTGAATGTCTTTGGTTATTAACTCAATGACAGAATGTAACTGTTTTACTTCGAACTTTAAATCTTTATTGAGCTGTTCTTGTGAAATTGCCATTAGATGATTACCATTTTTTGCATGACCAGTAACGTGCGCTAAATTTATCTTTTGCTGTAGAGCAACGATGTCTAGCTCGGAACGACTTCCTGCGAGCAGGTTCGTTTTTTCGTATGGGCATATTAGGGTCACCGTAATGGACAACTTTAATTTTGTTGCCTTTCTTGGCTAAAACTACAAATTTTTTATCATCCCTCCAACTATTGCGAGGCTTGTTGAAGCCAGAGTACGTGTTACCCCTGTATTTGATACGACCACCGCTAAGTCTAGTTACTCCTTTCATGGCAATAAAATACTTACTATTTATGTTTTGATTCAATACCAAATTAAAGTATTGAATTTTACATAATTCAGCCATAAGTTTGACGCAATTATGGCAAATGAACCCACAAATAAAACATTATATAGCCGAGTTAAGTCTGAGGCTAAACGTAAGTTCCAGATATTCCCTAGTGCGTATGCTTCTGCGTGGATAGTAAAGGAATACAAAAAAAGAGGTGGAACCTACAAGGGCAAAAAGTCTAGTAAGACAGGCGTAGCTCGATGGATGAAAGAAAAATGGACTACTCAAGACGGTTCACCTTGCGGATCAGCTAAGTTCAAGGGCGTAAAAAAATGTCGACCCACTGTGCGTGTTTCATCCAAAACCCCTGTTACTTGGAAGGAACTCAAGGCAAAAGGCAAGGCTTCTGAGGCGGTACGTGAAAAAAAACGTGTAGGAATGGGTAAACGCACCAAATCCATCAAAAGAGACTAGCGCAGCACGTACATTGGGGCGTTACTACCTCGCTCATTACGCCAAATCGCATAATCTGTCGCATCCGACATATGCCCCCTGTCTCCGTTGTCTATTTTTAGCCCTTTATCGTTCACAATGGAATACATATAGTCCTTTATGACGTGATCGCACCTCGTATTGACTAACAAACGTCTTTCTCCGTTCTTTCCAGCAAAAATAACGTTATTTACCTTGTCTACTCGCACTTTTCTTCGTGGATTTTGGATGTCCAGCTCATTTTTATATGAAATATCGTGTTCATCGAACACTTCTCGCACATAATCCCAATCGTTTTTACCTATACGACCATAATTACCACT